CCGTCCTTCGTGTAGGTGCAGCCCCAGACGATCGAAGCCGCCAGGTAGAGATCCGGGTTGTTCGTCAGGAACTCGTTCGTGGGTGCAGCGTCGGAGAGCGCGAAACGGCCCTGGTAGGTGAAACGGATCGGATAGGGCATATCCAGCGGGCAGTCGAAACGGATATTGGTGCCCTCGATCGCCCAATTTGATGGAATATTCGGCGTATCCTGCTCGAAAAACGTCCCGAGCGCCGATTGGGGAATGAATTTCTCCTGCACGTTCGCTGTCACATAGAGCGAAACGGGCTCAACCATCGAAAGTGCTGCGATGCTGACGACGTTCGAGCTGCTGATGCCGGTCAGGCTGGCAGTCGTCGCCACCACCTCAAGAAGACGGTTTAGGCGCGCCTCGCCAAGCGTGATGAAATCGGCAGCGCTGCCCGAAACGTCAGAACGGGCCATCCACTCGGAAATAGCCGCCTGCAGCTCGCTATAGGTCGAAATCGCCATGCCTGATCACTCCAATGTGAGAAGGGGCGAGACCGAAGCCCCGCCCCCTGAGTGATTGCCCGTTACGGCGTGCCGCTGAAGCGGGTTGCCAGGCGCGGATCAATCGCCTTGACGCCGTAGAGAACGTCATAACGCCAGCCGGCGATGTCGTTCGTGCTGTCGTAGACCGGGATCAGGCGGATGCTGATGCCCTTGTACGACTGACGCGAGCCGTTGTAGACGGCGGCCGGCATTTCGAGCGGAACGCTGGCGAAGGCGAAGGCGTTCTTCGCAAACACCATGTTCTGACGATAGCCGGTGGCGCCAGTGCCGATAACCGTAATCGCAGCATTATCGGCCGGAGAAGCCGAAACAGTCTGCTGCGAGCCCGAGATGATGATGGGCGGGCTGATGGTGATCGTCGCGGGGCCGGTCGAGGCGCCGGAGTTGGCGTCTGCCTTGACGACGAACTGACGCAGAAACGGCAGCGTTGCCTTGGTAACCGGGTTGACGGCGAAGACGCCGGCAATGGTGAACACGTCGCCCTGCTTGACAATGCCGGTGGTGGAGTTCGTCCAGCCATCGGTGATAAGCGTCTGGGTATAGGTGTCCTTGGCAGTCAGGTAGGTGACTTCCTGAGTTGCCCCGTTGACCAGCGGCGTGCCGGTTGCAACGCCGACGGTGTGTGTGGGCACGTTCTGCGCCATGTAGGTATCGACATCACCGATCATGCCGAGTTTCGCCATGCGGTAGGCGTCGTTGGCAGGCTGGTTGATGTAGAGAGCCGTCTGCGAACCGAGCATGCCCCAATAGTCAGCCGGGGAAAGAACGCCGGTTCGATCGCCATCCACCGCGAACTCGTCGAGGCGCTGGGGAGCGACCGAGAAGTCCGCGAAGGAGTTGATGACGTTGCCGGGAGTGCCGACCCACGACGGAACGTCCTTGTAGAGTGCCATGATATCCATGTCGATCTGGTTGGCGATCTGGATCATGGCAGGTTTCAGAACGCGCTCACGCACGCCGGATTCATCGATGTCGAGCGTCAGTTCCTTCGACGTGAAGTTAACGTCAACACCCTTCTGCTTGTTGATCTGCAGGGTCGTCGAACCTTCTACGACGTCCTGGACAGACCGAACAGCGCCATCACGGACGGTGAAGTCCGCGGGGCGTTTGATCGAGATCGTATCGCCCTTCTTGAAGCCGTTGATGGTCTGGCTGAATTCCTGGTCATAGTCGACATAGACCTTCTTGGTCATGACGAGGGTATTTTCGAGGATCTTCAGCGATTCCTTCGCGAAGACGCTCACTTGTTTTGCTACGCTGTTTGCCATTGGAGAGATTCCTTATCTCTGCTTGAACTTCTGGTCTGACCACTTGGCGTATTCGTCCATCGACATGTCGGCCGGGTTCTTCGTCACGTTCGGGCTGGATTTGGCCGAGACGGTGCGAAGGGGCTGAACGGGAGGGGATGGAATACGAGGGGCGGTCTGTTGCTTCTGAAGCGACTGGTTGCCGAGCCATGCGAGATAAAGCACTTCGTAAACCGGCGGGCTGTACGCGTTCATCAGCGTTTCCCGGGTGAACCCTTTGCTCTCTGCAAATTCGGTGATCTTGGCATCCACTTCCGTGGACCAGCCTGGAATTTTCTCTTCAGCAAACTTGCGTGTTTCCCGAAGGCGATTGGCTGTTTCCAGCTTCGCTTTCTCGGACATTTCGTTCTGCTGCTGGTCGAGGAAACCGCCGATGTTTCCTTTAACCTCTTTCAACTGCTGGAATTCCCGCCAGGCGGACATCGCCGAAACTGGGTCTTCATTCTCGAATGCTCGCCAGTCGAGATCCTGGTACTGCTTGAGCTGAGCATCGACGTTGATCAGCGTGGCGCGCGCCTCAAGAACATCCTGAGACACGTTGTAAAACTTCTCCGCCTCGGCCTGCCGGGTTTCGGCTGCCTTGCGGATCTCGGCCGCCTCCTGCGTCTTGCGGGTATAGTCCGCCTGCATGAGGTAGCCGTCTTTCAACTCGGCCGGGACGCTGTATTTCTTCCCGTTGAGTTCGATTTCCACGAATTCAGGCTCGGGAGCCTCAAGCGTGGGCTGCTCTTCACCTTCCGGCTGAAGCTCAGGCTGAATTTCTTCTTCCCGAGGCGCATCAAGGTCGATAGGCTCGTCCTTGGGGTCAGGTAGTTGCGCAGTTTCGGGCTTTTGCGTCTCGATTGCTGGCGATGCCAGTTCTTCGGCAATAGCCGGTACGCCCTCAGTCATGAAGGTCCACTCCTCGCGGTTGGTGGGGTTGTTGAAGTGCGCCGCTTACCCTTGGCGCGGGGGAACTTGTGACGCCTGATGCGCCTTTTGAGCCGTCGATATGGCGTGTGTCGCTACCTTGGCGTGAGCATCGACAATGATCTTGCTCCGATCGTTGGCGATGTCGCCTTCGACCTCCATGCGCTTGGTATCGGCGTTGAACTGGTCGATACTCTTGTCGGCCTCGAGCGCCTGAACCTTCTGCGTCAGCTCCTGAATGGCGTTCTGGCCTTCCTGGATCATCTTCTGCATCTCAGGCGGTATCTGTTGCTGGTTTGTCGGGTTCATTTTCTCAAGCCGCTTGGCGATTTCGTCGGCGCCAGGCCAATCAAGGTTCTTTGCGAAGATATCGCCGATGACAGGAGCAGCTGCAGGATAGGCGCGGAGGAATTCGGTCATCTGAGCCGCGGCTTCCTCGCGGCGCGTCGTGAAGGACGGCCCAGAGGTCACGGTCAGGTCGTATTTGCCGGCGGTCAGATCGAACACGCCCATGTTGGGCTGGCCTTCGTCATCCATCTCAGGCTGGCCATTCGCGCCCATGACAGGCTGAGGCTCCTGGCTGTTGACTGTGACGCTCTTCTGCGTGCCGTCCTCGCCCATCACGCGGATAATGCGCTCTTCCGTGTACACGTAGGGAATGAGATCGATCAGGATGCGGCCAGTGTGACGGATGGCGCGCGACAAATTGTCTATGAAATGGAAGGTTGAAACATCCCCTTCCCGCTGTCTGGCCTGGATGGCAACGCCGCTGGTCTCGTTCGATCGAGCTCCAAGCGATGCGTCATACATGCCGATGATCGACTTCATGTCGTCGGAAGCGTTCAAGGCTTCCTGCAGCGATCCGGCGGCGACACCGCTGTCGAGCGGCTGGCGAGCTGGATTTGTAGGGCCATCATATTCAAGGTATGCGTGGCTCTGCGTGTTCGCCGTAGCCCAGCGCGCCGCATCACTGTCGAACGCTCCCTTTGGCCCGATGAACGGCACGCGAGGAGCAAGAGCAACAAGCTCTGTCGCCGTGGTGCGCCAGTAGTTGACCATGCGCTGAGCGTCTTTGGCGTCGTGAATCAGGCTGCGGAAGTATCTCTTCCCCTCGACGATGATTTCATCACCGTAAACCGGGATAATCGGGATGTAACGGCCGGGCCAGTCATTGACCTCCAGGACATCGGCGCCGGTCATGATCGTCTGCGTGACCTTGTAGGTCTTGCCGGGGCGGCGCTTGACCTCTTTCAGGATGCCGGCCTCAAGCAGCATCTGCAGATCCGGCTCGTTCTCCAGATCTTCGGCGCGGTAGGTGTGTCCGTTCGAGAGCTTGACGATCTCGGTATCGACTTCCTTGCGCTGCCACCATTCGGCAATCATCACGCCGTCTTCGTTCAGCCAGGATTGATCCCAGCCAGAGCTATCGAAATCGACGGTGCAAGGCTCGTCATCGACGTTCTTCTTGCCCTTGTATTTGCGCTTGAACTCTTCTTTCGGAACTCGGTCGACGACGAAGGCAACATCCCAATCCGAGGAATCCGCAGCGGTTGAATTCGGATCGCCGTAGACAGAGAACTGATTGGCAACGCGCTGAATGGACAGATCCATGTCGAAGCTGTCGTCGCAGGCGTAATCCATGCCGACGCGCCAGTAGCCAAAACCGCCCGAGACGCTGGCCTCGACGCCGGTATCATAGGCAACGTCAGCGTTCGACGTGTATTCGATGTTTCGGATCAGGCCGTTCATGATATCGGCCGTCTTCACGTCGGCGCCGCTATCGACCGGGTGGATCTTGATCGACGGCTTGTTCTGCCGGCTGTCGTTGACCACCTGGCGAATGAACGCCTTCATCTTGTTGATCGTCAGGCAAGGGCGCTGCTCGATCTCACGCTGCTTGACAATATTGGATGGCCACTGTTCGCCGAGACGGGCAAAGCGGATGTCCTCAAGCGCCACGACGCGATTGTCGCTCTCTGCCTCTGAGCAGAACTCAAACGCCTTCTTGCCGGCGGCAAGGATGTCGTCCGGGTCGCTCTTGTCTTCGCTATCGGTCATTCAGCTATCCCATCCACCCGCCGGCGCCTGCACGGCGCGGATCTGGCTTTCTGCCCATCGTTGGCTCTTCGTAGACGACACAGCCAAGGCCAAAGCCGTCAGCGCCATGCGAGGCCCAATCGTGTTCGGGACCGAGACCAATGCCCCGGGCCTCGTCCTTCTTTTCGTGATACCAACCAAGAGCAGACCGTCCGCCTTCAGTCGTGTCTGCGTTGAACCACATGTTCGGGAAGAGCCTGCGAGCGGCTTCGATACGGGCTGCAGCAGCGCCTTTGCCTTGGTTGGGAACAACCGTCACCCGATAGCCCGCATCACGCAGAGCGCTTTCGTAGGAGACGTCGTAAACCTTGTCGTTGGTCGAGCCATCGTGTGGCAACCAGAACTGCGCGCGATCGGGCGTGTAGCCTTTGGACCTGCACCAGTTGAGGTGAGATGCGAGCGGCTGGCCAACAGCTTCGTAGTAATCGAGCCAGCGGATTTCCTTGCCGATGAACTGACAGGCCCAGATTGTGAAGGCGTCGGCCTTTGCGCCAGTGCCGCCAATGTCGCAGATCAGGCGGATGGTCATCAGCGGATCGGCGGCAACCTTGCCTATGCGACCTTCTGCTTTAGCCTCTGCAAGATGCTTGGCGTAATAGGCTCCGGCCGCCACGGTCAAATAGCCACCTTCCCAGATATGGTCGTATTGATCGGGCTGCATGCGAAGGCAGTCGAGCCGCTCTTGCTCAAGCTCTGGCGTGAGCCAAGGGTTGTCGCGCCAATTGGCAGTGACCAGCACAGAGCCGGTTGGCCTCTCCTCTCCACACATCATCACGTCGACAGGATCAACCTTGCGGCGCGGGTTCCAGCTAAACCAGATCTCCGAGCCTGGCGCGCGGATCGTTGGCCGAAGCAGGTTGAGCGACCGCATCGAGGCAGTCTGCGCTTCTTCCCACCATGCGCGCTTGAAACCTTCGAGCGACTTGATCGACTCCGCCGTGTGATCCTGCATGCCTTGGAAGATGATCGCGCCATCGCCAGGGGTTTCGATCGTATCGCGGAAGACCTTGAAGCCGTCCGGTTCGCCAAGGCGGAAATCTGCGAGCTTGCTTTCGAGCAGGCGCTTTGATGAATCTGCGAGGGTCTTCTGGACTTCGCGGATGCAGACAGAGAGCATCCCGCGCTCTGCAAGATGATCCTCGATCATCAACCCACCGAAGAAATGGGATTTGCCGGAGCCGCGGCCGCCTTTTGCGCCTTTGTATCGAGCTGGCCCAAGAAGAGGCTCGAAGACCTCAGCTGTTGGGATCTGAAGGACGGACAATGCGACGGATAACTTCGTGGACGATAGGGCTGTCTGGGTCCCCGGCTATCTGCATCGGAAGGACTTTGCCGAGCAGCGCCATGAACGGGCCAGGGTTTGCAGCGGCTTGGATTTCGAGATAGCCGACCAATCCGGCTTTGCCGCCGGCTTTAGTCGCTGCCTGCAGGATAGCATCCTTGAGAAGCGCCGTCGTCTTGTTCGGGGTTCCCTTGGCTCTGCCTGTCTTTGACCTATCGAGCCCTACTTTAGGAGTTTCAGTCACGTGCTGCACTCCCTTTCAGGTTGGTGCAAATGTAATTGTGTTACGCCAGGGCGACGATCGAGGTTGCTGTCGTACCGGTGGCGAGAACGAGCTTCGTGCGAACCGGGATGACTTGGCCGGCGGTCAAACCAGTGAGCGTGACGTTCGCGAGCTTGGCCGTAGCCGGGTCGAACATCTGGACAGCCACATTGCCGGCTCCACCGATGAGGAGCGCGCGAGTGTGCTTGACAAACTCTACGCTATCGCTCGGGGTGACGACCCACGCATAGCCGGCCGGTGCTGTTTCTTCAAATCCGCTAGGCATATGGATTTCTCCCTGAAGTTCGATGATCAGACGGCCACGCCGATGAGGGGCAGCGCGCGAAGAATGATGATGATCACCGCAATCACGATGACGAGGTATTCGGCCCAGGACTTGAAGGGCTCCTCGATCATGGGAGCGCGGCGGATGAGATACACGACCAGGCCGGCGATGAGCGCAACGATCAGGATCGTGATAAGCAGTCCGATAAGACCAGAAACCATGGCTTTTCTACCTCACGTTGGTACTGGCCCCGTGGCCGAGACCATTTTCAGCGCTGCACTACAACCCAGCAGGTTGTAATTCAGGGAACGGCTAGCCACAAATCCTCGCCGGGAGGCTGATAAGTCTGACATCCCGCCAGGATCAGGAACGGCGTAGCGACCGCAATGGCGAGGCCAAGCCATATGGCGATGATGATGAGGTTTCTCATCTCGATCTCCTGATAGGGCTATGGGATGGTGGTGATGGGTACGGGGCTGGAGTATCGACTTCCACTGACCATATAGGGATCGAACCTAAGACGGTGATCAACCGCGCCTCACCAGAGGACCCCGATCTGTATTGGCTCCAACGGCCCCGATTGACGGTCGATATCGTTGGCTTATGGCGCCCCGGTTAAGGGGATAGGCTACACCCGCGAGGGGTAGCTGTGGGCTTTGGAAGAATGGCAGAGGTCAGCGTTCCTCTTTATCGTGCCAGACATCTCGCTGAATGTGGCTGGCCATTCATTCCAAATCATGGCCTCATCTGGAGGCGCAAATCGCATTATATGATTTACCAACACTGATAACTGATTTGGTATCTTGTCGCAAGTCCTTCCGCTTGGCGAAGGCGTTCAACCCACGCTTAAGCCACAGAAGTTGTTGCTCTCCCATGCCACGAAGGTGTTCGTAATCCATAACCGTGAGATTATGAACGAGCGCACGAACCTGCGGGCCGTCTTCACACCGCAAGAGGATGCCCACAGCCTCCATCATCGCGTTTGAGGCTCTGCGTGCCTTGTCGGTGACGCTCTCCGATTGTTCGCCATCGTGGCCTTTAACCGAGAAGAGCGATTGCGCTCTGGCGCTCGGGAACGGAATTCCGGTGAGCTTGTGATAGCGGCTGATGATCTCTGCGTATTCATCGCCTGCCTTGCGCTGGTCTTCGGTGATCCTGCCATCGAGGAACATACGGCCGAGGGTGTACCCTGCGAATGGGCTCTTGACCGTCTCGTCAGTCACCTTGTCGCTCCAGCCGTCAATGCGGCGCCTTGCCTCGATCGCCACGCTCATGGCCTCGCGCTGCGTTTCCGATCGCTTGATGTCGCCGGACGGGTAGCGCTCCCCCTGCTTCCTTGGACGGCCGGCGCCCTTGTTGCCTCGCTGTTTGATCTTAATCGCCTTGCCGCCCATGATAGTCTCCTTACGTGATAATGCCTGATCGAAATGCCGCCGTGATCAGCGATGCCCGGTTGAACGCCCCGAGCTTCGGCTTGATCCTCTCGATGTAGGTGTTGACGGTGTGCTCGGTGATTTCGAGGATCTCGGCCGTTTCGGAAGAGGTCTTGCCGGCGGCCATCCACTGGATGATTTCGACCTCGCGCGGGCACAGGTGAAGATCTGGTGCGACACTCATGCCGATGCTTCTCCATCGAGGAAGGTAAGCCGAGGCATCGTCACTTCGGCGCCGGCAAATGTGATGCGGGTGACGCGATCAGCATGGAAAGCCTTTTCCTTCCTCAGCGGCGCTGCGAGGACAGGAGGATTGTTCCGGTTCTTCATGACGTAATGCGCGGTAGGCTTGCCGAGTGCCAGGCCGTGACGGCGAAGCTTGGTGGTGATCGCCTTCCGCTCAAAGCCCAAAGATGCGGATACTTCCGCGAGAGAATGTGTCATGAGCATGCCTGCAAGTTCTTCGGCGCTCGGAAGTGGATTGCTATGGAAGTTCATGCTATTCGCCTTCGCTGGTTGAAAACCGTGGATCTACATATTTGACGACTGGCAACGGCGTCCTTAGCCATTGGTCGATGAGGGCGATGCCGAGTTCCGTCACCTCCAGGCCAACGATCGACAGGACGCCGAGACTGCAAAGCTTGTTGATCGTCGGATGGTAGATCGGAGCGTCCTTCTGTGGGAAAGGACTGCGGCCCGTATAGTGGTGCAGGACGACGGTTATCTCATATGGCGTCCAGTTCACTCTGCTGCGTCCTTCTGTTCGGCCTGCGTAGCGCCTGCCATCGACGAGGCGATCTTGCGGCGCATGGCTCGTTGTTCTTCGGTGATTGTCGGGGCGTCTTTGATGGCCTGGATCTGCTCCCAGTACGCGAGTTGCTCCGGCGTCATGTCGGCTGGGATCGGGTTGAAGCGCTCGCCTGCTTTGGATTCCGCGTGAGCTGCCTTGAACTGGGCGTGAAGCTGGCGGATGCGCTCCATCTGCTCTTCACTGGTCTTCTCGCGAGGCTTGGCGACTTCCTGCAGCGTGGCTGCCTTTTCGCGTAGCCTAACGAGATCATCCCGTATGGCTTTTGTTTCGAGACGGGCAATTGCCGCGAACTCTGGGGGCTTTGGGACAAACCCCTTGTTGATGTCGTATTCGCCGCGGATGACGCCGGCCGTGGCCTTCTGGACGCCAATAGCCGGGACACCAGCCAGCGCGAAAGCGTAGATCTCCGGCGCTGCCTCAACCGTCATCCCCGATGGGAGAGACAGACCAGCCGCCAGTAGCGAACGGATAGACCGCGCGACGTGATCTTCCGATACCGGCGCAAGCTTTTCAGTGAGGCTGGAAATCTGCGTTGCCAAGGTCGATAGTGTTGCCGGTAAATTCGTCATCTGGGAGTATCCCTAGCTTGCGATCGAACACGTCGATTGCCGATTGATGCCTCTGCTGGTATGGCGTCATGCGTTGCGGCGGTGACCGCGAATTCGGGCTTGAGGTGAGCTTGCCGGCGGCGATACGCCGATCGGTCGAATCCCTGATGGCCTGGGTGAAATACCCCCACGACCGAGCAGGCTGCGAAAGCTGCGCTGCTTTGGAACGAATGGTCGGGATGACGTCGAGCTCCAGATCACACCCAGCGTTGATAAGCTCCAGGATCGGGCCGACGATGAACGCTGCATGCGGGTGGATCTTCTCTCCAGCTGCATCCCTAAGCTTTTGCTCAAGAGCGTTCGGCTCCAAATCCAGCGCGCGCGAAGATGCTACTGCTTTAGCAGGAGTATCTTCTCTGGTTATGGTATCTGGAAGATGCTGTGGCAAAATGCTAGCATTTGCTAGGCGTGCTTCTTTATCTTTCAACGCTTTAGCGCGCCCACCCTCTGCCCCGGCGGAAGCCCTCAACTGAGATTTACTCTCGCTTTTCTGAAGCTCTTTTGTCAGGCGATTGTGAGAAACTTCATCGCCTACGGTCAAAAAGAACGGCATAATGTCGCCGGCAATGCCCCGCCATTTTTTTACCGAAAGGCGCGCAACTCTGGCAATCTTAGCTTCGTCAGCCGGCAATGAGCCGCCAGCGTTCCACATCGCCATGAGGATCAGCATGTAGGCGCCGATTTGCTCTGTCGTCAGGTGGAGCGTATCACCGACGAAATCAGAGACGTAGAGCTGCATGAAGGGGCGCTCGCTCACTTCACCACCTCGACCTTGATCTGATAGAATGCCTCGACGCACTTGCGCTTGAAGCGAGAGAGTGGGGTGTCGAACCCCTTGACGTCGATGACGCGCAGACGGTCTTCCTGGGTGTGGTCGATGAAGGCGAAGTCCGAAAGGAATTTTCCGACGCTCTGGCCGTTGATGATGATCGGGAACGGACGTTGCAGAGCCATGCCGGAAACCTCGCCCGCCTTCTCACGGATCTTGAGTTCCGAGTAATAGGCGGCCTCTCGCTTGCTATCGAAAACGATGCCATCGATCATCGTCTTCGTGGCGCCGTACTTCGACCGCTTAGGCTTTGAGAGAAGCGCCTTGGCTTCCTGGCGGGAGAGGTTGATGGTCATCGGCCGCTCCACGCCTTGGTGTGCCTGTCATGGCCTGCGTAGCGAACGAGAGGACGAGCCGCGGCTATTGCCCGTTCTTCCTTTTTCTCGTCGGAGATCTGATTGTAGACGAAGGCTTCGCTCCAACCCGCAACCCTGCCGCCGAGATGTTCGGCGATTTGGGCCGTGTACAGGCCCTCACGAAATAGGTCGATGCATCTCATGCTGCTTCCTCCGGCCGATGCGATACCCAGATGGTTTCCGTGGGGGTGACGATGCTATAAGACTGTTGCCCAAGCTGGACGCGAAGAACTCTGGCAAGGTCGTGCGCCCGGGCTAAGATCTCGGTCGGTTCTTTCGGAAAGCGGGGATAATTGATTAAACCAACCTTGAACCCCTCTTCCCGGCCTCCGGTGTAGATGAAGCTCTGAGGCGTAAGGGTAACGCACATGCCGCAATCGAGAGCATAGCGCTGGATCTCAAGGCCAGCAGCGTTGACATCGCCGGCCATGTGGATATCGACGTTGAAAGAAGGGACGGTTCTCTCGGTCACGGCGTTCTCCTTAAAAGCAGCCGCAGCCGCTTGATCCAGGCTCATATTCAAAATTGAGTTGAGGGTTGGCCGTCAGGCGGTCGCCGAAATCATCGAGTGACAAAGGCTTTTTGACATTGTCGCCGGCTCGATCGGTCATCATGGTGACGGGCTTGCCAATATAGGCAGCAAGCTTGCGCTCCATCATCGCGTCGTAATCGTACCTATCGCGATCAACATTGAACCGGTTCTGATAGTGCGCGTGACCTGCTTTGATGCAGTAGCCGCCACAGTTGTTGTGCATATAGCCCTTGCGGTAGAGCCGAGGACGATCGATACCAGCCTTCGACAGGTAGACGAATGCGCCGATCTCGCCTTCCATTGTTCCAAGCAGAGGGGCTTCAT